GCGAGGGTGGCGCTCAATGGAGCGGGCGTTCCTATTGTGCGCTTTCCCGATCCGGGTTCATGCAGAACCCGGTGGCGCACCGGGCGCTGCGCATGGTGGCGGAGGCGAGCGCCTCGGTGCCGTGGCTTGCCTATCAGGGCGAGCGCGAGGTGGCCGGCCATCCGCTGCTCTCGTTGCTGGCACGCCCCAATCCGCGCCAGAGCGGACCGGATTTCTTCGAGACGCTCTATGGCCATCTGCTGCTCTCCGGCAATGCCTATCTCGAGGGGCTGGCGGTGGGCGGCCGGCTGCGCGAACTGCATCTCTTGCGGCCGGACCGGGTGAGCGTGGTGGCGGGCGCCGATGGCTGGCCGCTCGCCTATGACTACCGGGTGGGTAAAACCCATCGCAGGCTGGCCGCGGCGGGGGAGGCTGACGATTTCGGCCTGCTGCACCTCAAACTGTTTCACCCGCTGGACGACCATGCGGGGTTTTCGCCGCTCGCGGCGGCCGGTGCAGCGCTCGACCTTGCCAATACGGCGGCACGCTGGAACAAGGCGCTGCTCGACAATTCGGCACGGCCTTCCGGCGCGCTGGTCTACCAGCCGAAGGAAGGCGGCAATCTGACGCCCGACCAGTATGAGCGGCTGCGGGCCGAGCTGGAACAGGGTTATGCCGGTGCCGTGAATGCCGGGCGGCCGCTGCTTCTGGAGGGCGGGCTGGATTGGAAGGCGATGGGGCTGTCGCCGAAGGACATGGATTTCATCGAGGCGCGCCATGCCGCCCAGCGCGATATTGCGCTTGCGCTCGGCGTGCCGCCGATGCTGATCGGCATTCCGGGCGACAATACCTATGCCAATTACCAGGAGGCGAACCGCGCTTTCTATCGGCTGACCGTGGTGCCGCTTCTGACCCGCACGGCAGCCAGCCTTTCGGCCTGGTATGGCGAGGCAACGGGCGAGGCGCTCAGGCTGGAGCCCGATCTCGACCGCCTGCCGGGTTTGAGCGCCGAGCGCGACGCGCTGTGGGAGCGCATCGGGCGCGCCGATTTCCTGAGCGATGACGAGAAGCGCCAGGCGGTGGGCTATGGGGGGTGACTGGACGGGCAAGCGCTGCGGGCGTATTCTCCCGTCATACGGTGTATTACAACGCCAATGACAGAGGAGCTCCGCATGGCAGACGCATCCGACAAGCCGGTCCTGTCCGATCCCATCACCTTGCGCATCCCCGCGGATATTCTGGCCGAGGTGGAACAGATCGCCAAGGCGACCGAGCGCAGCCGCAGCTGGGTGATCGTGCGGGCGCTGAAATATTACCTGATGGCCGAGGGCAACGACATCCTGCAGATCCTCAAAGGCGAGGAGCAGGTGCGCAACGGCGAGTTCGTGGATGCCGAGGACTTCTTTGCGGAACTCCTCGGTGACAGCAGACCCGATGCCGCGTGATGCGCGTCATCCTGTCCCGCAACGCCGCCGCCTAAATCCGGCGTGAAACGACCTATCTCGAGCAGTTCAACCCCCGCGCCGCACGGCGCGTGGCCGAACAATTCCGTCAGACCATGCGGCTGATGGCACAATACCCGGAGATCGGCGAACCGCTGTCCTTGCCTGGACGACGCCGCTTCGTCTGCGGCGTTTACGTGATCGACTATGTCCGGGAGACATCCCGGCTGGTGATTTCTCACATCCGGCACGGCAAGCAGGCGGACCCCGACCTTGCCAAGGATGCCGAGATTCAAGGCCAGGCGTAAGCGCCGACAGAAAACCACACCGCCGGACAGTGTTCAGCTGCTGCAGGGGAGGGCAGGGCCTTTGCCGGCCGGCTGTTTGTTGATGCAGAACATCAACGCGTGACGCTTCGGGTTTAAGAAAACCACCCAAGCGATTCAGCGCATTGAGGGAATGGCGACCGGCGTGCCGGTGCGCGGCGCGGCGGCCCGGCGGCCGTGGCCGATGGCAATCCCGGACGGAACAATCCCGCAACTGACGAAAAGGTGAGGACATGGCAGAGCTTGGCCATGAAGGCGGTCTGTTGGCCGCAAAGGCGATCGGCTCGGTGGCCGGCGCCTGGGTATCGCTCGTCTATCTGATGCCGAAAAGCATGCGCGAGGCGGCAAGCCGGTTCATGACGGGCGTCTCCTGTGGCGTGATGTTCGGCGCACCGGCGGGGCTTTGGCTTACCGAGCGGCTGGATCTTGCCGGCCAACTCTCGCCGATCGAAACGACGCTTTCGGGAGCCGCCGCCGCCAGCCTGTCGGCCTGGTGGGTGCTGGGCGCCCTGGTGCGGGTTGCCAACCGCTACGGCGCGAAGACCGACCCACCGTAAGGGGTGGTCGGGTAAGATCTGTTTTGCTATCGGCTTTGACGAAATGTGTAAAATGTGTATTTTACACAAAACGGAGACGGGTCATGGCAGAGCCTTTGAAGGTACCGGCGACGGAGTTTGCCCGGAAGTTTACGACATTCCGGGAACAGGTCCAGTCGGCGGGCGTGATCGAGGTCACCGCCCATAATCGCACGATCGGTGGATTTCTGTCTGCCGCAGAACTGCAGCATTATCACGACATGAAAAAGCGGGAACGGGAGGTCATCCGGGTTCGCGACATGGACGACGAGACCATGGCGTTGATCCAGAACTCTGAATACGGCATAGCCTCCGAGTGAGTTACCCCGATCCCGTTCCCGGTCTTGTGATCCGCTACAACTACCTGTGGGACACGGAAAAGAGCGAGGGGCTGTCGCTTGGAAGCAAGGACAGGCCGTGTGCGATCGTGGTGTATCACGCGAGCAGCGGCGATACGATCGTCGTGCCGATCACCCATTCCCCTCCCGCGTTGGGTGAGGAGGACCTGTCGATCGAGGTTCCGCCGGACCTTTCCCGTGAACTCGGCCTGGATGATCAGACCAATTGGATCCGCGTCAGCGAAGTGAACCGGTTCCAATGGCCGGGCGTGCATCTACGGCCCCTGCCGTCCGACCCGAACCGCTATCATTACGGCATGATCCCGAAAGATCTGTTCGAACAGATCAAAGCCAAGCTTCATGAAACGATGAAGAAAGGCCGGGTGCCTCTGGCGAAGCGCTGAAGGCCTGCGCCGACGATCGCCACATAATCGACCGGGTGCGCGACTGCGCATTGCCCGACCTGTTTGTCGAACCTCGCTGCAGAGGGAATGCCGGGGGCGGCCTCCACCCTCCGCCCCTGACCGGACCATCACACACATCATTTCGCACGGAGACTTTCGATGCACGTTTATCGCGGGCCGCGCCCGACCTTGCGCAAGTTTGCGAGCCTGACCCTGTCGGATCTCGGCGGTGACGGGCGGTTTGCCGGTTATGCCAGCGTGTTTGGCGAGGTGGATCTCGGCAAGGACGTGATCGAGCGGGGCGCCTTCCGGACCTCGCTCATCGAACGCGGCGCCGGCGGCGTGCGCATGCTCTACCAGCACGATCCGAACGAGCCGATCGGCGCCTGGACGCTGATCCGCGAGGATGACCGCGGGCTTTATGTTGAGGGCCTCCTGTCGGGCGGCGTGGCGCGCGCCCGCGAGGTGTTTGCGCTGATGAAGAGCGGCGCGCTCGACGGGCTTTCCATCGGGTTCCGCACGGTGAAGGCGCGCGCCGATTCTCGCCTCGGCGTGCGGCGCATCCTGGAGGCGGATCTCTGGGAAATTTCCGTGGTGACCTTTCCGATGCTGCCCTCGGCGAGGGTCTCCAACGTCAAACATGCGCGGTTCTTCCGCGACCGGGAAACCGAACTCGTCCGCAGCATGCGGCGGGCGGCGAAGACGCTTTTTGCAACCAGCTTCAAGGGATGACGACATGACGACTGCGACGATGACCAGCGCTCCGGAAGTGAAGGCCGTGCCGGACACGGTGACGGCGGCGTTTGAGGATTTCATGCAGGCCTTCGAGGCCTTCAAGGAGGTGAACGACCAGCGGCTCGGGGAGATCGAGCAGAAACTCTCCGCCGACGTGGTGACGCGCGACAAGATGGAGCGCATCAACCGCACGCTCGACGAACAGAAGGCGGCGCTGGACCAGCTGGTGCTGAAGAAGCAGCGCCCGGCGCTCGGTGGTCGGGCGGAGGCGGGGCCGGAGGTTTCCGAACACAAGGCGGCCTTCGACGCCTATATCCGCCGCGGCGACGAGGCGGGCCTCCGGGCGCTGGAAGCGAAGGCCATGAGCATCGGCTCCGGCAGCGACGGCGGTTATCTTGTGCCCTCCGAAACCGACAGCGAGATCGGCCGGCGCGTTTCGGTCGTCTCGCCGATGCGGGCACTCTCCACCGTGCGCACCGTCTCCGGTGCCGTGCTGAAAAAGCCGTTTTCCACCAGCGGACTTGCCACCGGCTGGGTGTCTGAAACCGCGGCGCGGCCGCAGACCAATGCGCCGGTGCTCTCGGAACTCAGCTTCCCGACCATGGAACTCTACGCCATGCCGGCGGCGACCCAGGCGCTGCTCGACGATGCGGCGGTCGATATCGAGGCCTGGCTGGCGAGTGAGGTGGACATCGTCTTTGCCGAACAGGAGGGCGATGCCTTCATCCGCGGCGACGGCGTCAACAAGCCGAAGGGGTTCCTGACCTATCCGACGGTGGCCGACGGCAGCTGGAGCTGGGGCAATCTCGGCACGATCGCTACGGGTGCCGCCGGCGCTTTTGCCGGCACCAACCCCTCCGACGTGCTGGTGAATGCGATCTATGCGCTGAAGGCCGGCCACCGGCAGGCGGCGAGCTTCATGATGAACCGCAAGACGCAGGGCGAGATCCGCACCTTCAAGGATGCCGACGGCAACTATCTGTGGCGCCCGCCGCAGACGGCCGGCCAGCCGGCGACCCTGATGGGCTATCCGCTGGCCGAGGCCGAGGAAATGCCAGACATCGCCGCCAATGCGCTGTCGATCGCGATCGGCGATTTCCGCGCCGGCTATCTGGTGGTGGACCGTGCCGGCGTGCGCATCCTGCGCGATCCCTATTCGGCCAAGCCTTACGTGCTGTTCTACACGACCAAGCGTGTTGGCGGCGGCGTGCAGAATTTCGAGGCGATCAAGCTGGTGAAGTTTGCGGCAAGCTGAGGGGGCGTGAGGCAGTAGGCAGTAGGCAGTAGGGAATAGCGAATAGTTGGTAGCGAATAGCGAATAGGGGGGCGTCTCTGCTCGTCGGCCTGGTCGTTGCGGGGGTACCTCTTTTGAAAAGAAACCTTTCCGGAAAAAGACCCCTCCCCACGAGGGGGAGGGGCTACCTGCGGCACCCTGCGTGCCTCGACACTGCTGATTATTTCCTCTCCGCCCGGCTTTGGGATGTCTTCTGGCTGGGCACGGCGATTGCCGCTGGCGGTCTCCCTCCTTGTGGGGGAGATGGCGGCAGCCAGAGGGGGCTTGCGGGGCAGGACCGAAGAACGGGCTGAGGCGAGAAAGACCCCTCCCCACAAGTGGGAGGGGCTCACCTGCGGCACCCTTCGCGCCGCTCCCCGCACCATCATCTGACATTGAAAGGATCTTCCATGACCTATGCCGTGATCGAGCAGCCGGGCGCGGAGCCGCTGACGCTTGCCCAAGTGAAGGCGCATCTTCGGGTGGAGCATGCGGAGGAGGATGATCTGCTGGCCGGCCTCGTCACCGCGGCCCGGCAGTTTCTGGAGGCGGAGACGGGGGTGTGCCTGATGCGGCAACGCCTGCGGCTTTATCTCGACCGCTGGCCGAAGGACGGCGTGATTCCGCTTCTGAGAGGACCGGTGCAAAGCCTTGATGCGGTGACGGTTTACGAGGCGGACGGTTCCCCGATCTCCGTTCCGGTTGCCGATCATCTGCTCGATGGCGACAGCCGGCCGGCGCGGCTGTGGCTTAAAAATCCGCCGGCGCCCGGACAGGCGATCAACGGCATCGAGATCGATCTGACCGTCGGTTTTGGCGAGGCGGGCGCCGATGTGCCGGGGCCGCTGATCCGCGCCCTGCTGATCCATGTGGCCCAGATGTATGCCGTGCGGGGGACGTTTTCGCTCGATCAGCAGCCGGCCGCGGTGCCGGAGGGTTACGAGCGGCTGATCGCCGGCTATCGGATGCGGAGGCTCTAGATGGAGCGGGTGACCTTTGACGTCGGCGCCATGACCGCACGGCTGGTGCGCGAGGTGCCGGTGGACACGCCGGACGGCCAGGGCGGCGCCGTGCGCGGCTGGGTCGAGGCGGGGCGGCTCTGGGCGCGCATCGAGTCCGTTTCGCAGCGCGCCGAGACGATGGCCGCCGGTGCCGAACGGGTGACGGTGACGCATCGGATCTGGATCTCTGCCTTCGCCGTCCCGGCGGCGGGCGAGCGGCTGGTGAAGGGGGCGCGCCTGTTTGCCATCAAGGCGGTGCGCGATCCCGACGAGACGGGCCGGTTTCTGGTCTGCGATTGCGAGGAGGCGGCCCGATGAGCGCACAGCAGGCCCTGTTGCGGGCAATCCATGCAAGGCTTCTGGGCGAACCGTTGCTGGCGCCGCTTCTGGCCGCCGGCGGCATTCGCGACCAGAGTATGCCGCGGCCGCGTCTTCCGGCGCTCACCTATGGCGAGATCGACAGTCGCGATTATGCGACCGCCACCGAACCGGGCGAGGAGCATGTCTTGACCCTCGGCCTCTGGTCGGATGCCGAAGGACGGGCGGCTGCGCAAACACTGGCGGCTGCGGTGCGGGCAAGCCTGCACCATGCGGCCCTCACGCTCACCGGCGCGCATCTGGTGTCGCTGATCTGCCAGGGCATCAAAAGCCGGCGGGACGCGGAGAGTGGTCTCTTCGTGGTCGAGGTGGCGTTCAGGGCCGTGACGGAATAGGGGAAACCTTTGCGCCCCTATCGGCGAGACGACCGAGCGCCAGGATGGCGATGAAGGCAATCGCGATCAGGGTGACGGCGCCGGAGAGCGCCAGTTCCACGCCGCCGGCATCGAGCAGCGCGGCAAACAGCATGGGGGCGAGCGCGATCGCGACATTCTGCGGCAAGGAGAGGCGGGCGGCCTGCAGGCCGTAGTCCCGCGCCGAAAACACCGAGAGCGGCAGCACGGCACGCGCCACCGCCATGATGCCGGAGCCGAGGCTGTAGAGCACGGTAAAGGCGATCAGCACCGGCGGCGTGCCGGCAAGAGCCATCATCAGTACGAAGGACAGGAGCATTGCGCCGATGCCGATCAGCGCGGTGAGGATGGCGCTGCCCCGCCGGCCGACGGCAAAATCCACCGCCCGCGCCGAAATGGCGATGACGCCGCGCGCCGCACCAAGCTGCAGCGCGAGTTCGGGCGTGGCACCGGCATGGGCGAGCAATTGCAGGAAGGTGGGCGAGAAGCCGAAGGAGACGAAGGCCGCAATGGTGGTGCCGCAGGCGACCAGCAGGAAGGCCAGGCGCCTTTCCGGCGGCGAGAGCTGGACGGGCGGCATTTCATCCGCGTCCTTCGCGTTCCCCGTGCGATTCGGTTTCGGCAGGGCAAAGAGGTGTAGAGGCAGGCAGACGATGAGGTGCAGCGCGGCAAACACCAGCAGTGTTTGGCGCCAGCCAAGCATTGAGACGAGCCAGGTGCTGACCGGCCAGAAGACGGTGGCCGAGAGACCGGTGAAGATCATCAGAAGCGCGATGATGCGTTTGCCATCGGCCCCTTCGCGTTCGACGACGGCGGCATAGGTGGGCGTGGAGAGCGACAGCGATCCGGCGAGCCCCATCAGCAGCCAGGCGCCA